CCGTAATGGTCAAAACAAATGCAGCTAAAGTAATGACGCTAAAGTCAAACGAATCACCGATTGCCCATTCAGTTGCCAGATCAAGGTTTGCACCTGTTGGCAGTTGAATGCTACGTGCTTCGGTTGGAGTTGCAGTAACGATGCCAGTCAGTACATTGGCTGCTGTGGCAATCATTGAAGCGCCATCTGCTATGTTGGCTGGCGCACCCTGAGGTTGCCAGTTGCCATTGTTGCTGATGTCAGGAGCAACGCCCACGGAGTAGTACGCACCAGATGCACCAGCAGCAATAGTCACGCTGGTGGCATTGGTGAATGCTGCCGACACATAGGTGGTGTTTTCGACTACTTGCAACAAGTCCTGTGATTCTGGAAAATTGGGATAACCAACTTCTTGAAACACACTTGCTGGTGAGTAGGCTTGAACGGCGATTTTCTCGCCTGCTGGCACGGTAACGGTAGCTGTGCCTTGTGCAAAAATTACGTTGTAACTCATGATGACTCCTTAAGGTGTTTGGTTGAACAACAGGATGCCGGACATCTCTGGCTGCTTATTGACAACGCCAAACAAGGTATCGAGACGATACTTAGTTTTCATAGTGTTGACATCATATTGCTTCTGCATGACCAGCTCGATGCCCTGATCTGTAGAGGCACGCATCACTGCGACACCAGCATCAGACGGGACAGCGTAACGACCAGGCAGAATCTCCAGCGCATCTTTCTGCCAGAAGCAGTTGATAGGTGCAGCATCAGTGTTCAGGCGGTTGATGGTGCGACCAGAAGCGGCAGTCACGATACAGTTTTGATACTGCAACTCAGCATCAGTTCCACCTTGTGCGGAAATGATTGGAGGTGTGATAACGCAAGTGGTTGCATTGGTCACGCTCACAACACGGAAAGTCTTGGAGAATCCAGTACCTTGCTTGGTGATGTGATGCACAGCCTCAACGCCTTCGATCTCGATGGCAGTACCTGCTGGCAAGTCGGTGGTGCTGGACACGGTAATCGTTTGGAAACGATTGTCCACGTTGGCAGTTTCACCAGTGACAGCAGTCGAGGTTGCAACAGGAACGTAGTAGTTCAAAGCTGCAGCCAAAGTGCTCATCGTTGGGTCAGAGCCAGTTGCCGCAGCAATACGGTTTGCGTAGTCTAGTTTGTAGGTCTCAAAGCCTGCGACCATACCAACATAAGAACGCTCAAACGCATTGTTTGACTTATTGCCAGCAAAGCTACGCGACACAGAAGCGCCACCGCCGCCACCAGCAATATTGCCAGCGATGCCGTTGTAGTCGCGTGAGGACAGTGCCAAGTAACGATCAAAGGCTTGTACGCCCTGCTCGTTCATGATGCTGTCGCACAGTGCCACATCGTCATAATCACCAGCAGCAGTGCTGACAGTGACCACCAGCGAACCGAGGTTAGCGGCAGCGTTCATGATGGCGATGTTGATGTCGGAAGCCAACTTCTGCTTTGCAGCATCACCGAGGCGACCTTCTTGCAGGGCATCACGTAACTCCAGTGCGTCCAGAATGAACGGCACAGACTTTTGAAAGCCAAGTGTTGCTGGGACTGAAAGCTGGGTGTATGCGCCAAAGTTACCTGTCTGGTCCATGCCATCGTACGACTGTGCGATGTAAGGCTGTGGACGATAAATAACGTTGTTTGTGCGCTCCATCATCGAACCATCTGTGTTGTAGATGGAAACGTTGCGGGACAAAACTAGAGCATCGTTAAAGCCTTCGAGGATGTCCTCAAACGCAACGCGCTCTTCCTTACTGAATGAATTGCTCATAATAAGCTCCTAATAAATTATTTGGATGCTGTTCGCTTTTGCGCCTTGTACGCGATGACTTTCGTCATGTTTCCCGTACGAGCCGCATCTTCTCGCAGCCGTTCAAGTGTTGAGTCCACCGCACCGGCAGATCGTCCAGTTCCTGTAACGATTCGCTCTGGTGCGGGTGCTTGCCTACGGTTTGTAACTTTCAAGTCTTTCTCCAGTTTTGCTACCGCAAAGGCAAACTTTACGGGGTCTTTGATTTCAGCCAACTCTTTAGCCTTTGCAGGATTTTTACCAAGTGCGTATACAACGAGTGCAGGGTTATCTGCACCTTGCAGCAAAACGCCTTGCTGGGTGATAGAAAAAACTTGTTGAGCCAATTCTTCAGCATCATCAAAATCCTTTACTCTTAGCTCGGCTTTCGCCTTGCCATAACCATCCAACTTAGCTTGCCATGCTTTCTGCTGATTCATAACTTCAGCTTCTTGCTTGGCGTTGACATCATCAGCTTGACGTTTTCTGTCAAACCAATCTGTCAGTGCTGCTTCGTACTTGTCAGCGTCATAGTCGTGATCTTCCAGCTTTGGCTTGTTGCCTATCACCACTGGCTTGGTCTCAGGTGGTGCAGCTTGCAGCCTGCCTTGCAGTTCACGGTTCTGCCGTTGCAGTTCTCGATTCGTCTTACGCAACTCTTTAACCCATTCAGGCGCGGGAGTATGTTCTTCGGGAGGTGGCGCTTCCTCACCAATGCTGACAACAACCTCTTCGGTATCTTCGGGTTCAACCTCTTCAACGATTTCGCTGACTTCGGTTTCTTCTTCAATTACCTCGATTTCGTCGTCCTCAATTACTGCCTTTTTGTTCATCGCTGACCCCATCAAACTCACCCACTTTAAACGGCTGGGTGGTTGCCGTTATTTTGATTGTCGTACTTTTTAAGTTACCTGACAACTGGCTGAACAATCTGCCCTTGCAGAATTTGCTGGACAGCCTCGGTGTTCGTTAATGCCATATTTTGGGCAGTCTCTTCAACTTTGCCCAAAGTTTCAAGAGTTTGAGCACGTTTGAGTTCTGCGCTTGCCACAGTTTCCACAGTGTCGGCTCGGGCTTTTGCAGCCTTAGCGGTTTCATTCTCAGCCGCCGCTTGCAAGTACATTGAATTCGGGTCTTGCGGCTTACCTTGCATCTCTGCCATAAGTTGTTCGGCTTCGTTATCCGTAGGCTTGACCACGCCCATCCGCAGTAGCTTCTTACGGAAGTAAGCATTGGCATCCCCAACGCCTTCGCCTTCCATGTTCATCATTGCCATTGCGGTCAATACTTGCTGGGTCTCAGGGTCTTGAGTGATCTGAAGCATGCCAGTCAAAGCCCGAACCGTGGCGGCACGCTTGCTGCTGGACGATGGCCCGACCTCTGCAACAACGTCAAAAGTGGCATCGCTCAAGTCGTTTGCCATCATCATGCCGCCAGTCTCTGGGTCAATCATTGGTTGCATCAGCTCAACCATGCCAGCCTCACCCGTAGGCGCGATGGTCTTCATCTTGCGCTTGTCCTCGGTATAGATTTCCTTCGCCATGCCCAGCCATATCTCACCACAGCGTTTCATGCCCTTGGCAAAGTTGCTCATGTAGATGAAGGTCTGCATGTCAACACGGGTTTGAATCATCTCCACCGCTTTGCCTGATACGCCTGAAACCATCTTGTCTGCGCCTTGCGGGTTGCCCAAAATGTCTTGCATATCCTGCTCAGTGATCTGCAAAAGCGCCGCCATTGCTGGTGGAATTGCCGCTGATCTGGTGTAAGCCACTGGCCCTGACACTTGCGTATTGCCATCTGGCCCTGTAATCGGGTTGACCAGCAGGTACGGGTAATCCCGTAAATTGTCCTCAGCCCACATCACTTGATGCCCTGCGACCTGTTCAGGGGTCATGATGGGCTTTTCGATGCTCGACAGTGCGCTAATCTCACCCAGCTTGGAAAGCTGCATATTCTTCAGGCGCTGGGCATCCTTGGCTAGACGCACCGCACCCATGCAACGCTCGATGTTGTCGACAAACCAGCGTTTTCCGTAGACCACCACAATCGGGATGTTCTTGCCAGCGATATAGCCTGCGTCCTCAAGAACCTTGCCGCCACTCATGATGTATTTGCGAACACGCATACGCTTGACCCGCTTCTGCCGAACTTCCCTTGTGCCGATAGCCATCAGGGTTTCTTCTAGGGTCTCATCGTTTGCAAAGTCGGTCTGGGTATAGCGTTCCTCAGTTCCGTCAATCGCTTGGAAAATGCGAATGGTTTCTGTCTTTTCTTCGATCTTGTAGTACTCAGCGACAAAGACAATATCAGGGGTTGACCAATCAAACTCGTACTGGTGGATGATCTTAGGCCAGTCTGTTGGGTCATCGTTGTAGATTTCTTTGTAGCTCTCACGGGTCATGCTTGTGACCACAAAGCAGAACTTAGCGTCTGACTTATCTTGGCGCTTGGCGTTCAAGTCAAAGAATACGGAGCTGTCTGCATCGTAAATTGGCTCAAAGCGAATCCGCTGCCTGTCGTCCTCATCATCCTCTTCATCTTCGTAAACTGTCCGCAGCCGCCACGCCCCAATGCCGCCGCCTAC